ATAACAAAGTTCCGATGAGTGATATGATGAAGGATCTTGTTACATTCTATAAGTATGGTGGTAAACAATTATATTACTTCAATACGAATGATATGGCAACTGAAGATGAGTCTAGCCAAGATTATACAAGAGAAGATTTTGACACACAACAAGAGTATGATGACTATTGTGAATCATGTGTTTTATAGAAAAATATTCTATAAAACTATCACATTATAGAATAATTTTACCTTTTTAAACTATATGCGCAAAATAGTTCCATTTACAGTGTACAAAGTATATAAATTATGTTATAATAGTTCCATGTTATCAAGATTAGGTTATATATAAATAATTATGGAATTCTTAAATTACTTTACATTAGGGTTTATTCTTACCCTCGGGGTCATAGGATTGTTATCCAACGCCCTTTTCCCAATTTTCCTTAAACTAAATAATGAGCTAAATGAAAAGTTTAAGGACGAGAACCCTTCGAGACAAGGCTAAACTACTTTTTAAAAAACGACATAGGAGAATATATGTTAGATAAAATCACAAGCGGCGTTTCAGCTGCAACGGCTATTGCCATGTCACTAATCGGTTTAGCAATCATGCTACAAATCGTATTTGGTGGATCAGTACCTTTCTTAGGCGGTGACGTCATTGGTACAATTATTGGTATAGTTGCCCAGCTCGGTGATGCTGGTTTAGTAGGTTTAATTTCTGCGGCGGTATTGTGGAAGCTACTAACTCATGATGATGCATAACATTCATTCAATAATGAAGTGAGTTAAACGACGTAAAGGTAAAAGTAGGAGCACTTAACACGTGGGTTCAATTCCCACCTCCTCCACCTAATAATATTCAGGTAGTATTATTAAATGGGGGAGACAAGGCATCGATTAGGTAGCAGATCCGCTTGAGACTCGTCAGTCAACGAAGACTTAAAAATGAAAATTTAATCGGCAATCAGTCAGATTATTTGTTAGCTGCATAAAGCTAACTGAGGTTTTCTTCCGGAGTTCCTTATCACCCAATACTCCGGATCTTCTTTTTTATACATACCCATATGATAACCTTAACAGACGCTGCCGCTGACAAATTAAAGACTCTGATCACAGGGAGTAAGCAATTGCGTGTGTTAATCAAAGGTACGGGATGTTCTGGTATGGCATATCATTTAGAGTACAATATAATGCAAACAGATATGGATGACTTGTTTATTGTAAAAGATATACCTATTGTAATTGATCGTAAATCACAAGTATATGTTGATGGTGCTGAGATAGATCATAAGACAAAAGGATTGAATGAAGGATTTGAATTCTCTAACCCTAAAGAAAAAGCAAGATGTGGCTGTGGAGAATCGTTCACAATATAGATGTACATTTAAGTATTATATGATATAATATACACATGAGTATAATGAAAGAACCACTAGGTGATGGTACAGCAAGAGTCACCAAATTCGAAGACTATCAGAAATATAAATTTGACAATCCAGAAACTATGTGGATGGAAGACTATCCGTCAATTATATTCCCTGACTGCGTGAGAGATATACATATAACTGAGGATAAAGAATGAATATATTTTATTTAGATAGTAATGCAAAGACCAGTGCGGAGATGCACTTAGATAAACATTGTAGTAAGATGCTTGTGGAATACGCACAGCTTATGTCTACAGCCCATCGAGTATTAGATGGTACAGAATATTATGACAAGAATAAAATAGGTTCAAAGATCAAACGCTGGCGTCATGAGGAAGATACACTATATAAAGCTTCACATGTCAATCATCCGAGCAATGTGTGGCTTCGACAAAGTATAAATAATTACGCATTCCTCTATGAGATGTGGTGCCATCTACATGATGAATTTGTTATACGCTATGGCAAAGATCATATGTCATACGTAAAACTCAAAGAAGTATTAAAGAGCCCACCGCGTAATTGTGGTGATAGTCCATTTACACAACCGACACAAGCCATGCCTGACGATGTCAAGCATAGTGATTCAATCACTGCCTATAGAAATTATTATATGAAATATAAACAACACATTGCAGCATGGAAAACGGTTAAACCAAATTGGTATACTATATGAAGAAATCAGTATTTAAAATAAACACAAAAAATCATCTAGACAAAGATCTATTCTTTGACGAAGGTGTAGACGTAGCAAGATACGATATTGTTAAATATCCACAATTGCAAAAGTTATATGAAAAGATGTTATCGTTTTACTGGACTCCAGATGAAATCGATGTCACAAAAGACAAGATTGATTTTAATAAGTTAACAACAAACGAACAACACATCTTCACATCCAATCTCAAAAGACAAATCTTATTAGACTCAGTACAGGGCAGATCACCTGACTTGGCTTTATTGCCACTTGCAAGTAATCCTGAACTTGAGTTACTCATTGAGACATGGGCATTCTTTGAGACTATTCACTCGAGATCGTATACTCACGTTATCAGAAATGTGTATCCTAATCCATCAAAGGTCTTTGATGAGATCACTTCGATACCTGCAATATCCGAGTGTGGTAATGCAATCTCAGAACATTATGACAACCTGATCAATTATAGAGGCTCTCACGGTAGCTCTAAGCATAAAAAGCTGTTATATCTCTGTTTAATAAGTATATACATATTAGAAGGGATACGGTTTTATGTGAGCTTTGCATGTTCATGGGCATTCGCTGAGTTAAAGCAAATGGAAGGTAATGCAAAGATTATTAAGTTAATTGCAAGAGATGAGAACTTGCATCTTGCAGCATCACTAAATATTATTCGTACACTGATTAAAGAAGATGAGGATTATGTGAAGATTAAAGAAGAAACACATAATGAAGTAATGAATTTATTTGAAGATGCATTAGTACAAGAAGAGGAATGGTGTGATTACCTATTTGGTAATGGTTCAATGATTGGATTAAACGCTGACCTCTTGAAAGAATATGTGCGTTGGATTGGAGCAAAGAGAATGAGATCTCTAAACTATCCTGTACCATTTTCGGTACACCAGCATAACCCACTACCATGGACAGAGAAGTGGATTAGTGGCGGAGCAGTACAAGTTGCTCCACAAGAAACAGAAATAACGTCTTATGTACTCGGTGGAGTTACACATGACGTGGATAATAAATCATTTGAGGGATTAAGTTTATGAGTATAGCAGTAGTGTGGTCTAAGGACGATTGTATGTATTGTACAAAAGCAAAAGACTACTTAAAGAAAAAAGGTATTAATGTAGAAGAGAGAAATGTGCAGTCAGGTGACTGGACTATGACACAACTTCAAGAAGCTGTTCCAAATGCAAGAGCATTTCCACAGATCTTTATTGACGGTAAATATGTAGGATCATATGACAAGATGATGGCACATGTTCAAATGGGAGAATTAAGTTTATGATATGTCATGAATGTAATAGTGAACCGTTTGAGGTTATCATTAAAGAAGACTTAGGCTATGAACATGAAGCAGCTGAGTTTGAAATTGAAGTAACACATTGTCCATTTTGTGGTTCTAATTTAGAATGGGCTAAGCGCGGAGGATATGATGCAGACGAATACGATGAAGACCGATTGGACGTATAACGGTGTTCTATTTACTTCTGATGATGTTATGGATTTTTATGGGTTTGTGTATCGTATTACCAATCTTTCTAACGGATACGACTACATAGGAAGAAAGTATTTTAAAACCGTAAGAAAGCTCAAGCCGCTGGCGGGGTTTAAGAGAAAACGTAAGGTCACAAAAGAAACTGATTGGCAAGAGTATTGGGGATCAAGTAAGAGATTACTAGAAGATATAGAGAAGTTAGGTAAAGAGAACTTCAAACGTGAGATCATATGTCTATGTGAAACACGTGGTGATACAAACTATATGGAAGCAAAAATTCAATTCGATGAAGAGGTTCTATTGAACCCTGAGAATTACAATGGTATTATAGCTATCAAGCTTGGATACGGTTCTGTAAAAAATTTATCAGAAAAGTATGTACAATCTAAACAAAACATGTTATAATATACACAGTATATTTAAAAGGATAAATTATGGTTTTAGTTGATTTTAATGGTTTGGCTATCGGTTCTATTATGGGACAGCTTAGTCATGGTGAAGAGCTTAGTGAGAATTTAGTTAAACATATCATTCTTAATAATCTAAGAGTGTATCGTAACAAATACCCAGAGTCAAAGTATGGCAAGATAGTCATTTGTTGTGATAGTTACTCTTGGCGTAAAGATGTATTCCCTGAGTATAAAGCTCAGCGTAAAGCAAATCGTTCTACAGATAAACATGATTGGCCGATGATCTTCGACTTAATAGAAGATACTCTTAATGATCTACGTACTAATTTCCCTTATGCTGTTATTAAGATAGACAGTGCAGAGGCTGATGATATCATAGGTGCATTAACTGTACACAAGTCCATACCTCTTATTGGTGAGGATGTAGTTATTATATCTGCTGATAAAGACTTTATTCAATTACAATCACATGGTCATGTCATACAATGGTCACCTATGTTTAATAAAATGATTAAGGAAGAGAATCCTCGTCGTTACTTATTTGAACACTTACTTAAAGGTGATAGCGGTGATGGTGTTCCTAATGCCAACTCTCACGATGATGTATTTGTGACAGCGGCAAGACAAACACCTATGACTAAAAAAGCTATAGACAAATACTGGGATAATCGTGATGATCTAGAATCTATTATGAAGCCTAATGTCTATCGTAACTTTATGCGTAATGCTCAAATGATTGATCTCGAGAATACTCCAGATGGTATACGTGAGGCAGCTATAAATAAGTACGAGAATTATGATTACCCTGCTCGTTCAAATATACTTACGTATCTAATAGAGCATCGTATGAAAATGTTAATCGATTGTGCTGGAGAGTTTTGAGCGACGAAGAATTATTAGAGTTCATGAGTTATTTTAAAGATGAATTACCTGACCCTGACCACCATCCACAGAAAGTTATGTGGTTATATAAATGGTGGAAGAGTATAGTTATAAGGAATAGAAATGCCGACATATGATTTCAAAAGCAATAAGACTGGTAAAGAGTGGGAAGACACAATGTCTTACAAAGATCTTGATCAGTATTATATAGATCATGACTGCCAACAAGTAATCAATAAGCAACCTACTGTAGTTTCAGGTGTTAAATCTTTATGGTCACAAACTGATCAGGGATTTAAAGATCGTATGAGTGAGATCAATAAGGTGGCAGGAAGAGACGGAATGAAACAAACTGACTACGATAGATAATGTTTAAACATGAACCCATTGATTTAGGTTATAATGACCTAACAACTACAAATGACGGTGGTAGAAAATACCAAACACCTAAAGGTAACTATCCTTCCATAACGACATTACTTGGTAACCTAAGTAAGAAAGCTATTATGGAATGGAGAGATCGTGTAGGTCATGATGTAGCAAATCAAATATCTAGACAAGCAGCAGGAAGGGGTACAGCAGTTCACCAAGTATGTGAAGACTATGTGAACAATAAACCTGACTATGCAAAAGACTTGATGCCTAATATCTTGCATGACTTCAAGAGAATTAAAAATATACTAGACACAAGAATAGGCACAGTATATGGACAGGAGTTACCATTGTATTCTGATCACTTAGGAGTTGCAGGTCGAGTTGACTGTGTAGCAGAGTTCGATGGTAAACCGTCTATTATAGACTATAAGACAAGTAGAAAGACTAAGAAAAAAGAATGGATCCACTCTTATTTCATGCAAGAATGCTTTTATGCTATTGCCTGGGAAGAGAGAACAGGTATTCCTATCACACAATTGGTAACAATTATCTCTGTGGATGACGCAGAACCCCAAGTTTTTATCGAACATAGAGACAACTGGGATAAGGAACTCGTACAAGTCATACAACAGTACAAATAGTACTGGTCCAGATGCGCGAAAAATAGCCGCACCCTGGCACCATAAGTTTTTACACAAGCGGTGCTTTTTATGATATAATATA